AAAATGAAATTAGAGATTTATTAATTAGAACAGCTCAAGTCTCAGGAGCTTATTCTGGTCCATCAACAACTTATGATGGAAAGATTTTAATCTCAAAAATTAGAGAGGCGATATCAATTGCTGTTGGTGAAGAGGATCATGAAATAGTAACAATAATGGGTTCTGCTCCTGGGAATGTTATTCCTTCAGCGTCTGAACTTGTCACTCCAGGAACTATCACGTGGCAAAATATATAGATCTTATATATAAACTTCTCCCTATAGGGAGGGCATGGCCTAGATATAGTTTTACGAATCTATATAAGGTCATAAAAGCTTTCTCTCTTGAATTCTCTAGAGTTGATCAAAGAGTCAAAGATTTAATCAGAGAATCAAATCCAAGAACATCATTTGAAACTATTCCTGAATGGGAGACTCTCCTGGGACTTCCTGATGATTGTACTAAGGGAGCTGATTTAAACCTTGAAGAGAGAAGGCAAATTGTCCTTCAAAAATTAATTACTGGTGGAGGTTCTAATAAAGCCTTCTTTGAAAATATTGCTGATCAATTTGGTTATCCTGAAATTGAAGTCAATGACTTTAAACCTTTTAGAGTTGGGAGAGCTTCATGTGGAGATCCACTCTCCAATGAAGGATGGGAATATGTTTTTCAAGTTGTTTCTAATGATCAACTTTCACAGTCTTTTAGAACTGGAGTTTCATCAGTAGGGCAGCCTCTCAGAAAATTTGGAAATCCAATTTTTGAGTGTGTGATTAGAAGAATAAAGCCAGCTCATACAACTGTTATTTTTAATTATGGAGGAAGTTAAATATGAAGAGAACGACTAGCTATGGAAATTCCAGCAATAGATACACGAATGGAGATCCTACAACGAACACACCAGCAACTGTTGTTGATGCATCTGATATGAATATGTTTCAAGAAGAACTTGCTGCAATTGTTGAACAAGGTGCTGAAGATACCCTTGATTCAGAAAATGAAAATCAAGTTGTTTCATCAATTGATGAAATGATCAGAAGAGGTGGACTAGAAAAGAAAACTGTTATTTTGAATAACACAACTGATCAGGACCTCACAGGACTTGCATTTTTAAATGATAAGTATCGAATGATTCAAATCAAATTTGACCTAAGAAAAAGAACTGATGATGAATCTTTTCGTTCAATTGGAGAACTCATTCTTGTTTGGGATTATGAGGCCGTGACTCCAGCTTTTAAAATTGAGCAGGAAAATTATCAAATTGGAACTGATGTTCATGGATTAACTTTTAAACTTTTAGAATTTGACTCTCAGGGTGGAGTATCAATTGATTCGACAAAAGTTCAAGTTGATTCTGATGATATGGCAGGGGCGAACTATCTCTGTGAGTTATCAGTATTAGAAATTAAAGCAGTAAAAAAATAATCGGAGGAATGAATGAGAGATTTTATAAAATTATTCTTCATTGCAACTTTGACAATCAATGCTTTCAGCAAAGTCATAGGGGACAATGAATTAAAGCTAGGTGATAAAGGTGACACTGATCCAGTCATCATCAAGACTAAAGATGGAGGATTCATTAAAAAAACTAATTCAGGAGCTTGGTCTTATTCAGATGACGGGCTTACTGAAACTCCATTTGGACAATCGTCAAGCCTAGTGTTTTATGGACCGTATACTTTGACCGTTACAGGTACAAATTGGACGACTTCATCTGCTAGGGCGAGAATTGAATATGTTAATGGGACGTACTACATAACTTTCAACATCAAAGGGTCAGTCTCTTCAGCTGTTTCATCACTTAATTTAACAGTCAATGCTCTAGAATTTTCAGCTGATCAACAGTCTTGTTCTGCGGTTACTACTGATGGAGCTGGAAAAAGTATCGATAGATGTACTACAGGTGAGAGTAATAACATCTTGTATTTAACTGCGAGTTCTAATACCACCTTTTGGCTTGTTCATGGGACTGTAGAGTTATCTGGAAAACCTGGCTTGGTGCCTTAAGGATTAATATGTTCAACTTGGAAGATAAAGATTCAATTTTTTATAAGGTTATTGCATTGGTATTTACTCTCCTGTTTGGTGGAGGTGGATATAAAACAATTGATACTTATCAAAAGACTCTAGTCATCCAGGAAAAGGGACTGTCAAAGATTGATAAGATTAAAGATGAAATTGTGAAGCTGAACATCAATGTTTCAACTTTGATGGCCAATCAAACAAATCAAAATGAAAAATTAAAAGATGTTATTAAAAGCATCAATAAACTTGAAACTAGAATTTTATATCTAGAGAGAGCAAAAATTCCATAAGGAGGGAATCATGGAAGAAGTAAAAAAAGCTTATGACGTTAAATCACTTGTCGAAAAACTTAAGGATCAAGGAATTGAAGTTGCTGAAGAGGCTGCAAAAGGTGCAATTGAATCAGTAATTGCATGGTTTGAAGAAAGTGCAAAGCTTTCCAAAACTCCATATGATGATATGGCCCTAATCATCCTACCTCAGATCAAGGATCTTGCACTTGAGCAAGCAGACAAAATTAATCCAAACGATTAAAGAATTTTTACATGCTGCCCTTGGTATCAAGGGTAGCACTTTCTCGGAGAAGTTCAAATCTCTGGGACCTATCCTTTTGAAGTTTCTAGAGCAAAAAGCAATCAAAACTGCTCTAATTAAATTTTTCGGTACAGCATCTGTTGGAGGTTTTAGAGCTAAGGCCCTCACTTGGTTCATTACAGAGATTATTTTTGATAAAGCGTTAGAACCAATTATTAAATCAATTTTTAATTATGCTGGATATCAGATTGATAGGGGAGAAGGTTATTTTAAATTTAAAAAAACAGAAGATGCAAGGAGAGATAATGATCAAGTTGAATATGATTCTACTGTTGATGATATTCTTAACTAGTGCAGCTTGTAAAAGAATTAGACCTTTAATTTTGTGTGATCTCGACTCTAGAGATTTTAATCGTTGTCGTTGTCGTTGTTATTCTCTCAATGATCAAAAAGCAGTTAATAAAAAATTATGTGATGACCATTGGGAAAGGTTTTATGAATTCAACGAAGATAAGTTTATCATTGAAGAAAGAAAATATTTTCCCAAAGATCATCCTGTGAATCTTGACCAAAGATCATGTGACCAGATAACAGGTTTTAAACTAGAGGACGTTTCCAGGGAAATACTCCCCTGGGCACGTAGTTTAAGCACTGATAAGTGAGTCAATTTCCTGAAATCCTCTCTCGCGCCAAATACGCTCATATAAGACGTTTCTCACTTCATGAAACCTAGATGTCAAAGAACTTCTAAAAAACGCTATAAGATCAATCTCAGCGTTCATTTCTTTAAACCAAAGACCAGAATTTAGTGTATCTGCTCCCAAATCTCTAAATGGACGATTCATTGACCTGTTGACTCGAATAGTTCCAGCAAAAGAAGATAAATCTTTTTTAGATTCAAAATGTTTCACAATTGAATATGCAAGAAGATCTTTCACGATAGTTTTTCTGTATTTTTTATCAATACAAAAATAGGTATAGTGACAAGATTTCTCACCTTCTGAAAATAATTTTTCAACAGATTCTCCAGGCCATGTTTTAAAGTATTTATCATGATCAACATAAGGGGAAGATTTATCAAGTTCATTGAATAAAATCATGCCAGCAATGGACTCTCCATCCATCACCAACATGACCTCATGACTATTCATAAAATCATTTGAATACATAGATCCACTGTTTTTTAAATCATTCTGAAATGCATCACTCCATAATGAATACCAGAAATGATAAGCCTTATGAGTGAGATCATCTTTATAGTTCTGAGGGTATATAATTTTTAAAGAATAATTCATGCAGCAACTTTCTCTCTGTTATTCTCTAGGGCCATAAGTATTTTTAAAAATCCTTCCTGAGTATGTCTTATATTTTTAATGATAACTTTTTGTCTCTCCTCTGGGAGTGATTCAATCATGTCTATTGCATGAACAACGTGATCTTCATCTTCATCAATATGCACTTTTAGAAAAGTACCTCCTCCAGCTTTTTCATAGATCATTGGTCCACCATGAATTGCAAAATGCTCCAATGCTACAATATAGCCAAGCAATGAGAGGCAATCTTCATTTTGAGTCTTCCAATATTGAGAAGTATAAAAATCTGAGGTTTCAAAAAGTTCTGGAAAATCTTCAAGAGAAAAACCTAGTCTCTCAAGATCTTTTTTTGCGAGAAGTTCATGCCTGTCTTCTTCTCCAACGTGCTTACCAAATCTTTTTTGAAATCTTTTATCTGGCCCAAACATTTTTGATATTGCAAGTCCTAGAAGATTGCATGAGTGATTAACATAATAATAAGTTTGTGCGAGATAATTCGCATAAACTCTTTTGTCCTCAAAATTTACTTCTCCAATAGCTTTACAAAGTTTATTGGTGCCATTCTCTAAAATCTCTTTCATGCAGTCTCCTTTTCTGTCGCTTGAAATTATGCCAGCAATTGTTAAAATATTTTTATATATTGAGATTGTTCAAAGTTCTTAGTCATTTACACAAAATGAAGAAGATACTATGACATTGTAATTTTGCCACACTTTATTGCCACGATTAGGAGTAAGTGTTTGAATACACTCAATGAAGGTCATCTTTGTTCAAAATTAATTTTATCAAAGATACCATGTGATAGTATAGAGAAGATGATGAATTTTACTTGGAAACCATT